ATTTTCGTTATATTCTACATTATGGAGAAAAATAACGCTTTTTGCTACGCACCCTTTATAAATTTACACATAAATTCTTTAGGTGATGTAAATCCTTGTTGTATTAACGGATACACTAGTTTTGGTAATATAAATGATAATACAATAGATGAAATATTAGATGGGAATAAAATAAAAAAATTTAAATCGGATATGATGTCCGGTGTTGTGCATAATGGCTGTGCAAGTTGTATAAATGCAGAAAAAAATGGTATGCACTCATATAGACAATATTTTGATGATATTGTTAAAGATGAAAATATATTAATTGATTTAGATGATAAAAATGATATCTATTATGTAGATTTAAGAATTACAAATAAATGTAATTTAAGATGTAGAATGTGTGTTCCTCAAAGTAGTATTTTGTTGGCTCAAGATATGAAAAAACTAGGATTCAATGTAAGTGATGAAGAATTAAAAAATGAACCAGCTAAAGATTTTGATGTATTAATTTCTGAATTAGGTCCAAAATTAGATAATTTAAAAATCGTTTATTTAGCTGGTGGGGAACCTTCAATTATGGATGAACAATATAAATTCATTGATTATTTGATTGAAAAGGATTTGGCAAAAAATATTAAATTATACTGCACATCAAATATTAATTTAAGAACCCTGAATTATGCTAATAGAAATTATGTTGATTTGATTAAAAATTTTAAACAAGTTTATTTTACCGTTTCTATTGATGGTACGCATAAAAAAGGGGAATACATTAGAAAAAATTTAAATTATGAAATTTGGAAAGAAAACTTTAAATACTTGATTAGAGAGCAGGATGAATCTAAAGGTAAATTTAAGGTTAATACTTATTCAACAATTGCAATGTATAATCTACTTCATGTATTTGAAATGATAGAAGAAATCCTAGAATTAAATGGTAATTCACCAGATGATATTAGTCTTAATCCATTATCAACACCAATTTTTTATAATTCAACCGTATTACCAAAAGATTTAAAAGATGAATTTGTTATTAAATTAAATGAATTTATAAACAAGTATAAAGACGAAAAGTATAAAAATTTAATTAATAATTTAACATCATTAAAAAATCATGTTTTTTCAAAAGACGATAGTAATTTATTATCTAATTTCTTTGATTTTAATGAAAAACTCGATAATTTAAGAAATGAGAGTTTTTTTGAAATTTTTCCAGAATTAATATCAATTAATAAATTTAAAGATAATAAATTAATATGATATTTATTTATTATGGGAAATTCAATTGTTATTACAGAATCACAACTTAAAAAATTAGTTGGTGATGTTGTTGAGAAAAAAACACTTAGCGAATGTACCGTTGCGGGTGTCAGATTAAATGATGGTATTGTTTTAGCCAAAAATAGAGATAGGGGTTATACTGCTGAAATGGAATTAGTTCATGAAGTATTAGATAATGTGGAAATAGCTTATTGGCATGATGTTGATACAGATTGGTCTGAAGGTATTAACGAATTTGGAATAGGTATAGTTAATTCATCATTAATGGTAAATGATGATGAAAAAGAAAGTGACAAAGTTAAAGCGGCTAAAGAAGAAAAGGCTCATAATAAAGATAAAAAAATGAGTCCTAAACATGCCACTGATGGTGCAAAAATTAGACAAGTATTATGTCAAAAGAATTTACGAGATGCAATTAAAGTTTTAATATCGACTAGAGGTGATGGTAGTTCAAAATTCAAAGGGGTATCAGGGGAATCAATTATAAGTGATGGTAAAAACATTTACATCATAGAACATTCAAGTGTAGATGTACCTGTAATTAAAAAATTAAAAGGTAATAAAAAGGTTGTGGTAAGAACTAATCATGGTATATTCCATAAAGATTTGGGATACCAAAGTGGACCCAAAGAAGAATCGTCACATAGTAGATTAGAATTAGCAAAAGAAAATTTACAAAATGCTAAAACAGATCAAGATGTTTTAGATTTATTAAAGAAAAAGTACAAAAAAAATCCATTTTTAAATCCTTACAGAACTGACAACAAGTTTCATATGCAAACTGTTGGTCAGATTATGATGAATTGTGACAAAAAAACTATCACAATACGTTTGGATAAAAAACATGGTGAATTTACTGGAATGGAAAATCTTTTACCTAAAGGATATGAACCAAAAATTAAAATTAAAATAGAAAAATAATGAAAACAATTTTATCTTTATTATTACTAGTTCCAACTTTAATGTTTGGACAAGTATCACACTGGAGACAAAATGGTGGAAGCTCTCCATCACAATCAGCTCCAAGAGTACAACCATCAGTACCTTCTCAAAGAGGTGGAGGAGTAAGCGAATGGAGAACTCAAACGGCACCAATCAGACCTGGTGATAGATTTGAAGGTCAACCATTAGTAAGAACTTACAGATCAACAATAATAAATCCATATGGATTATATTATGGTACTTGGGGTTGGTATCAACCATATCCTTACATTTGGAATGATAATTACGGTTGGAGACACAGAAGTGAAATTCGTATCTATGAAAATGGAAAAAGAGATACGGTTGAAAAAGATACATATTATACATTTGGATTAGGTCATACAAATAATAATCAAGCATCTTTTTGGGGTGCAATTGGTGACAATAAAGGATATTTTATTTTAGATTATACAATGTCTTATGAAATAGACCATAATCAATATTTTCCATACGGACAGATTAATAATGTTGATTTCCCATTAAGTAAAATTGACTTTATCAAACAAGGTACATTATATCTTGGTGGTGGTAAAAGATTTGGTAAATTAGGGGTACATGGAATGATTGGTTTTGGGCATGAAGAAATTAGATATCAAGGTAAAGATGATTTAGGAGGTATCTCATTTCCAAAATCAAATGCATATTTTACAACTCTAAAATTTGGTATTTTGAGGGATTTTAAATTTTTTACATTAAAATTAGATAGAGACCCAATAAGGAATTTCAATCAAATATCGATTGGTTTGCATAACAAATAATGAAAAAAATAATATTATCTCTCCTAATATTATGTTTTCTCGGGTTTAAATCGTACGGACAAGTTTATACACAAACATTTGTTGATAAATGTACCGGAGAAATAAAAATAGCAACCACTACATACGTGAATGGTAATGCTGTAGTTTCTTTTTATAATCAAATAAAGACATTTACGCAAACACAAGCGACAAATGGAACATTGCAAGCATGGCTACAAAAAACATATGATGACTATAATTCATCTGCTTGCCCTGTAAGTCAAACAGTACAACAAACAGTACAAAATACAGTATCACAAGCGGCAGCTGCTGCAGCATCTCAAGCAGCAAGTGCTGCGGCTTCTAGTGCGGCTTCTAGTGCTGCATCATCAGCTGCGTCAAGTGCCGCTAGCGGTGCAGCATCGTCAGCAGCATCTTCTTCAGCTAGTTCAGCAGCAAGTAGTTCAGCATCATCAGCTGCAGCAAATACAGCTGCACCACCACCACCTCCTCCTCCACCGCCATCATCTTCATCATCTTCTTCACCACCACCTGCAAGTGGTTCTGCATCAAGTTCAAGTGGAAATAATTCATCAAGTTCAAGTGGTGGTTCATCATCTTCTTCGAGTAGTAGTGAAAGTAAATCAAATGGGTCATCGTCTTCATCTGAACAAAAATCAGAATCAAAATCTGAAAGTAGTTCTTCTGAAAGTAAAAGTGAATCAAAATCAGAATCAAAATCTGAGAGTAAAAGTGAATCAAAATCAGAAGAAAAAAAATCTGATAGTAAAAGTGATGAAAAAAAGTCTGATGAAAAGAAATCTGACGAAAAGAAAGAAGAAAAAAAATCTGATAGTAAAGAAGAAAAGAAAAAGGAAGAGGAAAAAAAGAAAGAAGAACAGCAAAAAAAGAAAGAGGAAAAGAAAAAAATGAACGCAATAAATCCAACATTAATTGCTTCAGATTTAACAACTTCAGAGGGTCAAAACAAACAATATAGTGCAATTTTAGGTTTAGGCTGGAGTAAGTCATCATTGATGGGTGATGAATCATATAGTGCTAATGCTATGATATGGTCAACTCTTAATCAATTTGCTTTGAGTGGTGGTTATACCAAAATGAATATGGAAAATGGAAAGTTAAACTCAATAAATTCTTATGGTTTAACTACAGCTTATTTAAATGGTAATTTAATGAATTTGTTAAGTTATACTTGGATTAAGCCTACTGCAAAATATGGAACATATGGATATAATGTTGGGGTAATTAATTTACTATTAAGAAATACAAATAAAACAGGATATGATGCTGGTTACATAACATCAGCGGTAGTATTTTGGACTAAACCATACCAATACAGCAAGAAGGTAACATATTCACCTCAAATTTTCATTATGTCCTCACCAATGGCATATAATTCAATGACAGGGTCAACAGCAGTAAATAGACATTTTGGTGCGCTAGTAGGCACTAGTATAGATTACAAAATATCTAAAAGATTTGGTATGAGTTTTAATTATAAATTAAATATGAGTACTCAACCTGGTTCACATTTTACAAACAACTTTTTAATAGGTTCAAGAATGGTATTATAAAAAAACCCCAATGTAAAAACACCGGGGCTAATGACAAAAATAAATGTATCTCTCCAGACACTATTATAATATAAATTAATAATTTTAATTTGTCAACTCTTTATGTAATTTATGTACATGACGACAAGTTTCATAATCTTCAATTTCTTCAAAATAAGGAATAATATCTCTAGTCAATACAATTGATTCAACTCGTTTAAAATCGAATTTAGTATCCCATTCTAAACCTTTTATTTTTGCAGCTATTCGTAAAGTTAATTCCTCTGAATTTTTAAGTTCATTAAAATCTTCAAAAATTTCAATTATCGATTTGTAAATTGTTTCTTTGTTAATGTCATAAAAATCTTTAAAATCATTGTACTTACCTTTGAAAATTAATTCTTTGTGAGGTACTTCTTTGGGTGTAGTTTTTCTTTTTGGCATAATAGGTTAGTTTTAGTATTGTGTATTTTATGAATCCAAAATTATGTTAAAATTTTGAACCGCCAAATAAAAATCAGTATTTATACTCATATTTTTTTTTAACCTTATTCGTTATCTTTGCTTTTGTCCCATTTTGCTTTACGAGCCTCAGGTGATAGTTGATGTAATTCATCTATTGTATGTTCAATTTTAACTCTAATACAAGTTTGTGGTATAGAACAATTCATTAAATAATTGTTAATATATCCCATCATATTTGCACTACCTATTGGATTGGCAGAATGTACATATATTTGTGGTAATGGTATTTTTGAATTCATGCTTTCACTAACCAGATACCTACAGCAATCCATACCAGTCCTTTCTTGTATATTATTATAATCTAACATATAATTGTTTTTTACATTTGTATAATATTCTACCATAGCACCTTCACCTAAATCATGGTCTAATGATATTACCTCAAAATTATCTAATCCGTGCAATTTGATTGCCGCTACAAATTCATCATAGTTTCTAGCAATTATCCAGTCATCGGCTATTGGTGTTCTTACGTCATCAAGATATAATCGTAATCTTTTATTAATTTTCATCTTTTTTAAATGGTTTTGAGTATGTAGGATATATTGAATTCCAAATCATTTCATGTAATTGATATGAATATGAATCAAGTCTTTTAAATAAAAATGATTTATTTGGATTATCTTTAATTTTTTCAGCAAATTCTTTTTTATTTACTAATTCTTTGAAATCGTTTTCTATGTTAGTTCTAATATTTTCAAATTGTTCATTTAAATCAGATGCAGTTTTTTTAACCCAATCATAAAATTCATCGGGTACGTCTTTAATTAAATCTTCAAATGATTTATTATCTTTTAAGTGTTCCCAAATATCTCTATTTGATATGTTTGTTAAAATGTGATGTAATCTTTTATATTCATCTCCTTTGATTTTCATACGAAAACCATTCTTAAATTTAATTACATATCCTTCTCTATCTTTATTTATTTCTTCTTTAAGTAAGTCATATGATTCTCCCCATGTTTTATATGTGGTAACAACTTCAAATCCAGATTCTTGTGTCCAAAATAAACTACTATCAGGTATTTCTTCACCTGTTTCAGTATGGATTGCTGCAAGAACAACTAATTTTTCTTCACCTTTATAATCCACCACAATTCTATTTTCAGGATAGATAATTTCAAACAAATATGTATTATCTTTTCTCCATGCACTGATGTCGTGTTTATCAAGAATTTCTTTTCCTTTGATTGCTTGTGGTGATGTAAATGAACCACGTGTTGCTAAAATCCATTCATCTTCATAATTGAAAAGGATTCCTAAAGATCCATCCATTTTTTCATAAACAACATACTCTTCATTTGGAATATCTTCTGGTTTGTGTTCATCGTAATTAAAGAATTTTTTAAATGGTCTAGCAACAATGCTGCCTTTTGAATTAGTAACTAATCCACGACACTGAATTGTAATGTCATCCCATAATCTCTCGTATTGAACTTTAGGTGAATAATTCCATATAGTCAAATCGTATTTCGGATGTGTTTGTTTATGTAACAAACCATCAGTATAATATTTTTCTAAAATTTCTATCATCATTTAATAGGTTTATATAATCCAATGTTCCAAGTCCATTTTAAAAAATTAAAGGACAGATAAACTCCACATATTTTATTTTCTAATAAAGGAATATGTGAGTCTGGGTGACAGGTTTCAAAATATAAATAAGCAAAAGGCAAAGGATAAACTGCCCATTGATTTTTATGTAGATTAGAATGAAATTTCATCGATGATTTTTTTTCTGGTGTTTTGAAATAAGATGCAATAAATTGACTCATTTAAAGTTTAATTTCAAAACGCTCCTTCATTTGTTGGAGTTTATCTTCTGGTACTCCATGTACATTTGTACCATTGTGTCTATTTTCAACAATCACAGTATGGACACGATAATTGTATCTTTCGGCCATATTAAAATATTCTTCCATTTCCCATTCTTGTGTAAATGTATTTGCCACAACTATTCTTGCCTTTTGTTGTCTCATTCTTTCAGAACATCTGAATTGACAATAGTTATGTGCTTCTCTTAATTTTGATGGGTCAAATTCATAATTACCAATATCGTTAGTAAAAAAATCATCTGCAGATAATACCTCTGGTTCTGTATTTGATGGTAATTGTAAAATAATTTTTGCTAATGTAGATTTTCCTGAACCAGGAAGACCTCTTAAAAGAATTAATTCACCCTGTGTTTCAATTGTATCCATGAATAAAATTTAAGTTAAAGAATAGGGGTTGATATTACACAACCCCAAATTTCTTATTTAACTGATTTTTCAACTTTAGCACCACTTGCAGTTGAATCTACAGCAGTTGCTGTACTATCAGTTGTTTTTGCTGTAGTATCAGTTGCCACAGCAGTAGAGTCTTTTGTTTCTTTTGAGGCAGACCCTGAACCACATGCTGTCAAAGCTAAGGTAGCAACAACAGCAAATAATAAAGTGTATTTTTTCATATAAAGTAAATATACGAAAATTAATCGATACAACCAAATTTAAATAAAAAACCCCAACGAGATGTCGGGGTTTAAGGTCTTTCGGTGGGTTCAACCCCACTTACTTTTAAAAACGAAAAGGTAATCGACAAAGAGAACCTACAAGAATATAAATATATATAATTTTTAAAAAATACTAAATATTTAAGCATTTTTTTTATGAATTGTTAATTTTCCGTCTTTGCATTTGATTGTTGTTGCAATTTTTTCAACAATATTGCTTTTTAAAATTTCTTCACTCAAAAAATCTTCAATAAAATTTTGTATAATTCTCTTTAATGGTCTTGCACCATATTCTTCTTGTTTGTTCAGTTCGTAAATTTTTGTGTATACGGACTTGTCAAATGATATGTTGTAATTTTTATCAGTTAAACGTTTAACTAATTTTGCCATTTCATTATTAATAATTTTATTTAATGTTTCATCATTTAAAGCATTAAATAAAATCACATCATCAATACGATTTAAAAATTCAGGATTGAATTGTTGTTTTAATGATTTTTGAATCATTGATTTTCTAACTTCATATTTTTGTTGTTCTGAAGATGATGTTGAGAATCCTACGCCTCCACCAAATTCAGATACTTTTTTTGCACCAACATTTGATGTTAAAATTACAATTGTATTAGTAAAATTAATTTTTCTACCAAATGAATCTGTGAGATGACCTTCATCTAAAATTTGCAATAAAATATTAAAAACATCTTTATGAGCTTTTTCAATTTCATCAAATAAAATTACAGAAAAGGGATTGTTTTTAACACGTTCAGTTAATTGACCACCTTCATCATAACCAACATATCCTGGAGGTGAACCAATTAATTTTGATACAGCATGTTTTTCCATAAACTCACTCATATCAACTCTGATGATTTTATCAGGGTCACCAAATAAAATTTCAGCAATTGATTTAGCTAAGAATGTTTTACCTACACCAGTTGAACCCATAAAAATAAATGAACCAATTGGTTTGTTACCTTCTTTGATACCAACTCGATTTCTTCTTATTGCTTTTGATATTGTTTTAATTGCTTCATCTTGTCCAATTACTTTAGCTGATAAAACATCTTCCATATTCAAAAGTTTTTGTGTTTCTTTTGAATCTAATTTAGTAATTGGAACACCAGTCATTTCTGATATAATTTCGTATACATCTTCAACAATGATTGGAATTTTGTTATTCTTTTGTTTTTCAGCCCACTTAATTTTTTCAGCTTCTAATTTTTCAATAATTTTTTTCTCTTCATCACGTAATCTAGCCGCTTGTTCGTAATCTTGATTTTTTACAACTTGTAATTTTTGTATTTTAATATCATCAGAATCCTTTTTTAATTTTTCAATAATTTCAGGAATTTTGGTAGATACTTTTTTTTCTGACCCTAATTCATCAAGAATATCAATTGCCTTATCAGGAAATTGTTTATCGGTAATGTAACGATGTGAAAGTTTTACAATGTTTTCTATTACGCCATCTTCGTAAGATACTTTATGATAATTTTCATAGGATGGTTTTAAATTTACAAGAATTTCAATTGTTTCATCTTGTGTTGGTTCATTTAAAATAATTTTTTGAAAACGTCGAACTAATGCACCATCCTTTTCAATATGTTTTTTAAATTCATCTAACGTTGTGGCGCCAATACATTGAATTTCACCTCTTGCTAATGCAGGTTTTAAAATATTCGCAGCATCCATTGCACCACTAGCATTACCAGCACCAACCATAGTATGTAATTCATCAATAAACACAATTACATTTGTAATTTCTTGTAATTCGTTTAATATTGCTTTTATTCTTTCTTCAAATTGTCCTCTGTATTTTGTACCAGCAACAAGCGCAGTTAAATCTAATGAAACTAATCTTTTGTCTAATAAATTAGTTGGACATTCACCTTTGTGAATTAATAACGCAAGTTTTTCAACCAGTGCAGATTTACCTACACCAGCATCACCAACAATAACAGCATTGTTTTTCTTTTTTCTAGAAAGAATCTGTGCAATTCTCTTAACTTCTTTATCTCTACCAACAATAGGATCAATCTTACCCTCTTCAGCCATTTTAATTAGGTCACGAGAGAAGTTATCTAATATCGGTGTTGTAGAACCTTTCTTTGTTCTACGTGTGTTTGGGGATGATGAATTCTCATCAAAAAAATCTACTGACATAGGTTAAAGTTTATTTACAACAAACATAACACAAATTGTTCTAAAAAACAAAAAATGTCAATTTGACTTATTATATTAAAAAAATATGTCATATTGTCTAAATTAATTTGATGGTATAATGTTTGAATATTATGTAAAAAAAAATTATATACTATGATACGATTATTTAAAGACCCATTTTTTCAAGGATTCGATAGTGCATTCGAATCTAAATTTTTTAGAACACCAGAAACTAATATCCAAAAAGATGAAACTGGTTATGTTGTTTCGATTAGTGTTCCTGGTTTAGCTAAGGAAGATTTAAAAATCTCAATTAAGGAAGGTGTATTAAAAATTACCTATGAGAAAAATGAAGGCGATAAGAATCATCAATTTATTGGCTCATTTGTAAAAGCCTATGACATTCCTGAAGATGTGCAAGAAAAAAACATCGAAGGAAAAGTTGAGAATGGTGTCCTAACTATTTCATTACCAATTGATAAGAAGAAAAATCTTGAGCGTTTAATCTCCCTTAACTAAGAAGTCCCCGAGAAATCGGGGATTTTTTTTGCCTTAAAATTTTTTTTTATGAAAAACATTGTGTAAATTATAATATAAAATTTATACACCATGTCAGTAAAAAAAGAAAAAATCAGTGGTCGCATGATTGAAGTTTCAATCCGTTCCACTAGCTTGACTAAAGCATCTTACGACGCTTTAAAAGAAAATTTAAGAGTAGCGTTTGTTAACGGTAGCATTTATGAGTACCAAAACGTTCCATCAACAATTTTCACTAAGTTTAGACTTGCTAAGTCTCAAGGTAAGTTTTTAAATGAAAATATTACCAAAGCCTTTAAATACAAAAAGGTTAGAACAATCTAAAAATTAACCCTCGATTTTCGAGGGTTTTTTTTTGTACATATTATCTCAAAACCAATTTATTGTTTGTTATTATTTATCTATATTAATTAAAACATATAATATGGGTATAATTTCAGAAAAAATAGATGGTAAACTTATAATTGTTGAGGTACAATCTTCTAATATTAAATTAGCAGTATATAATACAGAAACGGAAGAGTTAACAATTACATTCAACAATGGAAGTATTTATGTATACGATAAAGTACCTTGGGCTAAATTCACTAAATTAAGAATGGCAGAGTCACAAGGAAAATTTTTTAATGAAAGTATCGCTAAAAACCATAAGTATAAAAAATCATCATGAGTCTATTTGAAGAATTAATTGAAGATAAAGAAACAGATAAAAAGATTATCAAATCATTCAAATCTAAAGATAATCTATCTGAAAATATATTTGAATTATTTGATAAAACTCCGATGATGCGAGACGAAATCAGAAAAAAATTATTAGAAATTTCAGATAACTTTATTGAGTCTCTAGGTGTTGAATTTTTTGTACATGATATTGTTTTAACTGGTTCATTAGCAAATTACAATTGGTCAAATTTTTCAGATGTTGATTTACATATTTTGATTGATTTTGATGAATTGGAATACCCAAAAGATTTAGTAAAAGAGTTTTTTGATGCAAAAAAGAATGTATGGAATGAAAATCATAATGTGATTGTAAAAGGTTTTGATGTGGAAATGTATGTTCAGGATGTAAAAGAACCTCATATATCTTCTGGAGTTTATTCTATTTTACATAACAATTGGGTTGTAAAACCTAAGAAAAATGCCCCTAAAATTGACGATAGAAAGATATTAGAAAAAGGTGAAGAATATGCAAAAAAGATTGATTCTTTAATTAAAAAATCAAAAACTATGGATATTCTTGATAAAATAGATAATCTTAGAAAAAAAATTAAAGCGTTTAGACAGAGTGGATTAGACGATGGTGGTGAGTATTCTTATGAAAATTTGACATTTAAATTATTAAGAAGAAATGGATATATTGAGAAATTATTAAACTTAAAAAAACAATTAACAGACAAAAAATTGTCTATAACACAATAAAGAACCTTATTTTTTTTCGTATATCTATGTATTTATATGATAAGAATAAGTTTATCTTAACAAATTTAAAAAAATGGGAGAATACAAACCTTTAGGTAGTGAAAAATTAAACGTGGATGAAAAATTAAAAAGAATCCTAGAATTAGCATACTACAACAATAATACAAAAAGTAAAAAAACTAATGCTGAATTAGTTGAAGAATCGGTTAACGGAAACGTTTATGGTATCGTTAAAGAAAAAGACGGATACTATGTAAAAAGCGGTTTAAATGAATCTTCATTAGATTATATAGGTGGTATGTTCATGAAGAACAAAAATAAATTTAGTTCATATGCAGAAGCATATAAAAGATTAGAATTTATTAAAGGTCAAGAAGAATTACAATTACAAGAGTCAACAAAATACGTTTTAAAACAAAAACCTCAAGGTGGTACACAAACAGAAGCACCTTCACCGGCTCCTTCTATGGATACTCCTCCTCCACCACCTCCAGCGCCAGCACCTTCAAGTGATATGCCTCCCGCACCTGCAGCTGAGCCAGCACCAGCATCACCAGATGCTTCAGCAGCTCCAACAGATTCATCAGCAACTAATGATACAAGTGCTGTTGATGGAGAAGGAAAACCATCTTCGTATATGGCAGAAATTCAAAAATTTGCTGGTAAATTAGGTCAAGAATTAAGAGACCAACATCAAAAGTTAGAAAGTGATGATATAAAATATGTTTTAAACATGATTATTTCTGCAGTTGATTTAAAAAAATTAGATGACGAAGATATTGAAGAAATAGCAAAACGTTTTGAAAGAGAAGAAAAAGAAAGAGGATTAGATGGTGATAGCGATATGGGTTCTGATGATATGTCATCAGGTGAACCAAGTTCAGATGAACCTGCACCTGCTCCTGCACCTACTGAAATGAATGAAAATGATCCAATGGCATCATTAGATGAATTTATTAATTCACCAGTTCCAAACAATGAAATTGATTTATCAAAATATGCTATAAAAGAAGATGGTGATTTTGATTCTGAAGATATGCAGCATGATGAAACAAAAGAATTGGATTTAGACGAAATAAAGAACGCAATAGGTGAAACTTTAAGCAAATATTTTAATTAATAAAATGCATCTTATCTATGTCAATGAAATTGGCGCTGATTATAAAGGTCAAAAACAATACGAATTCATTTTTAGTGAATCAACGGAAATTGATAACGGAGAATGGTTTGTAATACCATCATCAGCATCATCAAGAACAAAATCACCAGACATAGAGTATATTAGTTTAGTCGGTCTTTTAAAAAATACAAATTTACAATTAGAATTGATTCAAGACTCCGATTATTTCGGAGTTATTGACGCTGTGGATGGTGTAGTTGCTTTAGCTTGGGAAAAATTTGATTTTGAAAATGAAGAGGTTAGATTAACATTTAAATTCGGTGAAAGTCTAGAAAATGTTACAAAAAAATTAAAAAATAGAGATTATATTTTAATAAAAGAAGAAATTAAAATTGAAGAATCATGAAAAGAATTGAACTTATAAACAGATTAATCCAAGAAGGTATATCTGCAAATACATTGGTAAATTTTACTGATAAGCAAATTTTTGGCTTAGCTGAAAGAGTTTTAGGTGAGGCTGTTACATCAAAAGTAGATAACACAACTTATTCAGCGTCTGAAGTAAACGCAGCTAAACAAAAAGGTCAGGGATTTGGTGTAAAAGATGGTACTGTAACTTTAAATAATGATGGTGGTATTACTGTTGCAACCAAAGAAGGTGTATCTGAAAATCTAAAAGGAAACCAAAAGAAAATAGATAAAAACCATAATGGTAAAATTGATTCACAAGATTTTAAAATATTAAGAGGTCAAAAAAAGAAAGATGCAAATGAAATGTTGCGTTTTTACGATGATGATGGAAACCCAATAAAAGATAAAAAAGGTAATCAATCTGCAGTATCATCAAGAGCTAAAAATTTTATAGAAAAAACTAAAAGCAAAAATATTGATAGTAAAGATAAAAAAGGTGTAACCAAAAACAGCACAAAAATATGTGATAGTTGTGGTAAACCAGAAACTAAATGTAATTGTGACCATACACATTTAGATGAAAAATTAGTAGGTAAACAAAAGAATATAGATAAAAATCATAATGGTAAAATTGATGCTCAAGATTTTAAAATTTTAAGAGGTCAAAATAATGAATCAAAACCATCAGCTGGCTTATCTAAAGAAAAGAAAAGTGAAGTTGTAAAGAAAGCAAAAAAAGGCGGTGATGTGGGTAAAAAGGGAAAAGGATTTGAAATGATTGCTAATAAAGCAGCAAAAAAATATGGTAGTAAAGAAGCCGGTAAAAAAGTCGCTGCTGCAGCTATGTGGAAAAATGTTAAAAGAGAAGGTGTTGAAACTAAAAATTGGGTTAAAAATTTGGTAGAAAATCAATATTTTCATAACTTCACTTCAAAGAATGAAATTATGGAATTAATCAGTAAAAAACTAACCGAAAACACAAACCCTGGTATGGCTAAAAAATCTAATTTACCAGACTTTTTAACGTCTAAAGCTATTAGAGCGTCTGCTAATACAAAACAACAAAGTAATGAGGCTGGACCAGCAACTGCTCCAACTAAGCCTGTTACTAAGCCTGATACAAAACCAGGTAAACCAGCAGGTCCTTATAAGCCAAGAATTGAGCCAAAGCAAAATCCTCAAGCTGAAAGTGCACCAGCAACTGCTCCAACAAAACCAAAGCCAACAACTAAACCTGGAACTAAACCAGGTAAACCTGCGGGACCATACAAGCCAAGAATTGAGCCAAAACAAAACCCACAGGCGGAAGCTAGAAAAATAAAATAAATTAAAATATCATTAAAAAAAATGAGGTTTTCTAAAAAAAAGTTGCTATATTTGATTGAATCAAATATTAATGAGATGGCAATGGATTTCCCAAATACATTAAAATATAGCGTTAAAAATCCAAATTTCGACCCTTCAAGAGACGTTGACCCGGATGATAACCCTGAATATTTAAGTGATAAAGCTGAAAAAAATTTTACAGAAAGACCTCATAGTAATGTAACTAGAGATTTAAGTACGCAAAATACCCCAATGAAAAAGGTTCCAATGCCTGCACCACAAGGGGGACAAAACTTTTCTGAAAAATTAGCATCTGAAGCTTATGCGAATTTAATTAGAAGAGTAAAACAAGCAACTCATTATACTGGTAATGGTAATTTAATCAGTATAATGTATGATGCATTAACTAAAGTTGAAAGAGCTGAAAGTGCACATAGACCAGAGTTGGAAAAATTAGCGGTTGAAACTGTTTTTAAATTATATAAAATACCGGAAGGTCAAATGAATGTTCACGCTAAATTAATTAGTGTAAATGATATTGGTGATATTCCTAAAGATGATTTTGCTCAGCCACAACCTGATGATACACATCCAGAGGCTCCAAGTGTTGAGGATGAACCAGTACAAAATGTTGCACCACAAGTACAACATCGTGCAGTTGAAGACGACTATGTAGATAAGTTAGAAAACTTTAATCTTGAAAGAGCAAAAAGAAGACTTATCAACGCAATGACACAAGGTGCAGCACATACAGCATATACTTTGTATTCATATTTTAAAAATGAAATTAGAAGAGTTATTGGGCCATTACCTAATAATGCAGATATTATGGACCTTTATGCTTTAATGATGTCAATCAATGATACAAATTATTGGCATTTTGATAACGGAACAATTAAAAGTTTAGAAGGTTCTGTGGCGGGTAAAGCTATGGTTCAATTTCCTAAAGTTGGAAAATCAGGTGATGATGAAGAAGAACTAGGTGGTGGTGATGATGAAGAAGGTGGTGAAGAAGGTCAAGAAGGTGATAATGTAGATACTATAGGTCAACCTATCGACCCATCAATCCCACAAGTTTTTGTAACCGGAATTAATTTTCCTGTTTTATTTCATGAAGTTATTAAAGGAGTTCAAAAAGTTGTTGCAGCTGCAGGTATGGACTTTCCAGGTTATGACCCTGAAAATCCAAGACACGATGCTTTTTTAAGTAAAATTAGAGATTATGAAGATGTCTTGGAATATGAATTATGGGATTTACGTCTTGGACCAGCTATTTGGTCTAGGTTCTTAGCAGCTCATCCTGATTTTGTAATTGATCCAGAACAAAAAATGGAATTACAACATTGGGTACAACATTACATTTACTCATTACCGGCTCGTAAATTTTTATCATTAATGAAAGAAATTATGGCGGGTACAGATAGAGCAAAAGCAATTGTTTCTACTTTAGTAAGTGCAATTGAAAAAATGTTTTCAGACCAAGAATATGAAGATGTAATGTCACAATATGAAAATGAAGTAGACGATATTGATAATGAAAATTCTGATGATGATTTATCTAAATTATTGGGTGGAATACCTGGTATTAGATTATCAGATGATGAAGATGATTATGATGATGAAGACGATGAAGATTCAATCTACAGATAATACAAAGGGAGTTTTTAACTCCCTTTTTTTGTATTTATAGATATATGAATTCAAGAATAGAACAACTTAAGGAGTTGGCAAAGATTATGAAGGATACACCTTACGCCTTTAGAACATATCTACAAACTTTTGATAATACCCAAAAAAAATATGTACCAATGGACTTATTTGAAGACCAAGTACAATTAATTGAGGATTATGAAAAGTATAATGAAAATATTACAAGAAAATATAGACAAGCTGGTGTAACAACTGTTACTGCAGCATGGTTATCTAAGAAATTACAATTAGCTAAACCTGAAAACCCTGAAAGGGTTCTTCTTATTGCAAACAAACGTGATACTGCGGTGGAGATGGCTAATAAAGTAAGACACTTTTTAGAACAATGGCCAGATTGGATTAATGTAGGTTTTTCACCAGACAAAAACTCTGAAAGTAGATTTAGATTAAATAATGGATGTGAGGTCAAAGCCGTTGCAACCTCGCCCGATGCGTTACGTGGTTATACACCAACAATACTAGTATTTGATGAGGCCGCGTATATTGAAGCTGGTGAAGACTTCTGGGCAGCCTCTATGGCATCATTATCAACAGGTGGTAAGATTATTTTAATCTCAACACCAAATGGTTATGACCCAATTTATTATGGTGTTTATGACCAAGCAATTCGTGGAATGAATGATTTTCATATTACTGATTTAAGATGGTTTAAAGACCCTAGATATACTAAAGATTTATGTTGGGTTAAATGTAGTGATATTCTTCATTATATGTTAAACAGAGAACAATATAACGATGATGAGGTTGTTAGAACTGATTTACCGCTTAAGGATTATGTGAAACATATTGAAAATGGATATAAACCATTTTCATCATGGTTTGAAAAAATGTCAAAAAAATTCCTTTACGATAGACGTAAGATAGCTCAAGAATTGGAATGTGACTTTTTAGGTTCAGGTGACGGGGTAATTCCTGGTGATGTTCAGGAAAATATCGCAAAAAATATGGTTAAAGTACCTACTGAAAAGTATATGCAAGGTACTCTTTGGCAATGGAAAGAACCAATTGCTGGACATCGTTATATTATGGGCGTGGATGTTAGTAGGGGTGATAGTGAAGATTTTTCTTCAATTAATATTATTGATTTTGACGATAGAGAACAAGTCTTAGAATATATTGGCAAAATACCACCAGATGACTTAGCATCAATTTGTTATAAATGGGGATTGATGTATGAAGCATTTATTGTTATTGATATTACCGGTGGTATGGGTATAGCAACATCTAGAAAGTTGCAAGAAATGAACTATAAAAATTTATTTATTGATGGTGTTAATACTCAAAATATTTGGGAGTATAATAGGAAGGCCATGGATAAAATACCAGGTTTAAATTTCAATAACAAAAGGACACAAATTGTTGCTGCTTTTGAAGAACAATTAAGAAAAGGATTTATAGTTCGTTCTACTCGTCTTTTAAATGAACTGAATACATTTGTTTATATAAATGGTAGACCAGACCACATGAAAGGGGCACATGACGATGCTATAATGAGTATGTCAATGGCGTTGTATGCAGGTGATATTTGTTTTAATCAATTACAAAGAAGTACCGCTCAAAATGTTGCAATGATGGAATCATGGACTTTATCTGAAAGAACATACGAACCACAAAAATCATTTTATTCTTATGGTACAGTATTTGACCAAATTAGTTCAATGGGTATGGATGGTAATCCAATAAGAATGAGACCCGAACAGATGACAGTGCAAAAAGAAGCATATAAAGAATATAATTGGTTATTTGGTAAACCAAGATAGTCTACAAATTACAATATATTTTGTTTATAATATAATGAAAAGTATTTATGTACAATGGCAAATAATCAAAATTTAACTGTATTTCAAAAATTAACCAGAATGTTTGGTTATCCTGGTGTTGTAAAACAGGAAGAAACACCATCATTTAATTTTAGTAAAGATGAATTATTAAAAACTGGTGATAAGAATGAATTCGAAAAAGCAATGTTACAAGCTCAACAAAGCTCATACATTGCAGACAAATGGTCCAAATTGGACCAATCTCTTTATAATCAATCAGTTTATTATGAACCCAATAGATTGGCAGCATATTACGATTTTGAATCTATGGAATTTACACCAGAGATATCAGCTGCATTAGATATCTATTCAGAAGAATCAACAACTCAATCTGAAAAAGGTGATATCTTAACAATATTTTCAGATTCTGACAGAATTAAAAACATTTTAGTAGATTTATTTGAAAACAAATTAGATGTTAATACTAATTTGGTAATGTGGGCTCGAGGTGTTTGTAAGTATGGGGATAACTTTGTTTATTTAAAAATTGATCCAGAAAAAGGTATTGTTGGTTGTCAACAATTACCAAATATTGAAATTGAAAGATTAGAAGGTGCTGCAGCTAGAAACAATGGACAAGTTTTAGATAAGAAAATGCCAAGTAGAGAATTAAGATTTACTTGGAAAAATAAAGATATGGAATTCCAAGCATGGGAAATTGCTCACTTCAGATTATTAGGTGACGATAGAAAACTTCCTTATGGTACATCTATGTTAGATAAGGTTAGACGTATTTGGAAACAATTACTTTTAGCTGAAGACGCTATGTTGATTTATAGAACATCAAGAGCACCAGAAAGACGTGTGTTTAAAGTATTTGTTGGTAATATGGATGATAAAGATATCGAGCCATATGTACAACGTGTAGCTAATAAATTTAAAAGAGAACAAATTGCAGATCCAAAGAACGGACAAGTGGATATGAGATATAATCAAATGGCAGTAGACCAGGATTATTTCATACCAGTTCGTGACCCATCACAAAATAGTCCTATCGAAACTTTACCAGGTGCACAGAACTTAGGTGAAATTGCAGATATTGAATATATCCAAAAGAAAATGTTGGCGGCTCTACGTATTCCTAAAGCATTTTTAGGATTTGAAGAAGTTGTTGGAGATGGTAAAAATCTTGCTTTGATGGATATTCGTTTTGCAAGAACAATTAATAAAATACAAAAATCTCTAATTCAAGAATTAAATAAAATTGCATTAATTCATTTATACCTTTTAGGTATGGAAGATGAATTAAATAATTTTCAATTATCATTAAGTAATCCATCGACTCAATCAGATTTATTAAAAATTGAATCTTGGAAAGAAAAAGTTACTTTGTATAAAGATGCAACATCTGACCAGTCACAAATGGGTATTTTACCTGTATCACATACATGGGCTAAAAAGAATATTTTGGGTATGAGTGACGCTGAAGTATTATTAGATTTACAACAACAACGTTTAGAACGTGCATTAGGATTTGAATTAACAAATACACAAAATGTAATTAAACGTTCAGGTGTATTTGATGAAGTTGATAAAAAATATGGTATCCCTGAAGAAGAAAGAGAAAAAGCCATGGCAAGCGCATCACCTGAGGGTGGTGGAGAAGCTGGTGGAATGGGAGCATTAGGTGGTGGTGCATTAGGTGGTGGACCTGAACCAGCGGTAGGTGGTGAATCTGCTCCTCCAGGAGGTGCACCAGCAGGTGGAGCACCAGCGGGTGGGCCGGAACCATTAAGTGAATCTTTAGGTAAAAAATCAAAAAAATCTAAAATATTAGGTATGCTCGGTGAAGAAGAATTAGATTTGAATGATTTATTTAATATGGATAAAGCTCAGCAGAATATTTATGAAATAGAAAATAAATTAAAAGAAATATTAAACGATTAAAAATGAAGAAATTTGGTGCACTTAAAACTAAGTTATTAAATAAATTAACTGAATCTTACGCAAAGGAAAATAAAGCTGAGATAAAAAATATATTATCAATAATAAAAGAAAATAAAGATTTTAAAGAAATGTATTTGTTCTATGAAGAAATTGAAAACAAATATATTGAAGATAAAGAAATTGCAAAGTTATATGTTGAGGGTTTAAGTACGTATTTTGGTGAACCAATAGGAAATTGGAATAAATTAAATTTATTTTGTGAATCTTTAGACACTAAATTAAGTAATATTGAAATTGTGCCTAATGAACTATATGAGTCTTTGGACATTTTATCTGAAAAAGATTCTTTATCAAATATTGAAAATAAAATTATTGCAAAAAAGAAATTAGTTGAGCATTTAACAACTAAAAAAGAAATTTTAGAATCAAAAGAAACCACACTAGTTCCTAATGAAACTTTATTAAATGCAATACTAGCAAATAACTTTAATGTATTATATTCCAACACATTATCGGAATCACAAAAAGAAGAATTAAAAAATATATTATCAATTTCACATGATGATTTAATTGTAAAAACTAATGAATTACAAGAATCAATTTTAAATCAAGTTGAAAGTTTAATGAATGAATCATCTGATTTAGATTTGAGAAATAAATTAGATAATGTAAAAAAAGAAGTGAATCAAATTTCACCTTCTAGGTATAACTACTACAGATTAACAGAATTAAAAAATGGACTTAACTAAGTCCATTTCTTTTTTGTTGTACATAAACCGCTTTTAACTTTTCAGTTCGTTTCTTGACAGATGGTTTTGTAAAAACTTGTCGTTCTCTTAATTGTTGAACTTGTTTTGTTTTTTGAACTTTATTTTTATAAGTTCTTAGTGCGGTCTCAATACTTTTTTCGTTGTTTAAATCGACTATTAGCATATTAATAATTATATTACAAATATATAAAACATTTTTTTGTATTTGTAATTTTTTTTATGTATATTTTTATTATACACCATAAAATAAAAATAATATGATGAATTAATGAAAACAGGTAAGTATATCCCATTAGGGACATACAATGATGTAAAAATCGGTTATGGTACCGTAGATTTTAAAAACTTAAAAACCATATATCTTAAATTAAATTCTTGGTTGCAACCAGAAAATGAATCAGATGATTTTGATTCAACAATTCACAAAACTAGAAGAAGAATAAAGGAAATTGTTTATAATTTAAAAACACCTATGTTCAAACAACAATCTATTGTTGATTTAGACATTAGAACAAAAGGTATTAAATTGGAAAAAAGGTCTTTTATGAATTTGGAAGTTACTTTATACGTCAACAATCAGTTTGATGTTAAATCAAAAAATACAAAAGATTACATTAGAAATATTATTGAAAATCTATTAGATGAAGGTCTAACAGATAAAACTTTATTCAATTTTCACAAATCAAAGAAATAATCCTCATATTGATGTATTTATAGAAATAAAATCTATAGATGAAAATATTAGGGCCTAAAGAAACCGGTACCGGAATTTTAATTGAATTTGACGCCGGCCATATTTCACCAGAAGAAAATAAAAGTATACTTAAAGAAGCAAAGGATTTGGACTTTTCACAAGACCTTATCCTTTTTGCAGTTTTACAAAAATACGATACACCTAATAAGAACGGAAGAATTTATCCTGAAGCTTTACTTAAAAGAGAAAATGATAAGTACCAAGTAATGATTAAAAAAGGTACTGCATTAAATGAATTAAATCATCCTTCTTCATCACTTATTGACCTAGACAGAGTTTCCCATTCAATACTTGAAACATGGTGGGATGGTAAAATGTTAATGGGTAAAATTAAATTATTTACATCACCGGGTTGGAAAAAAATGGGTATTGTTTCAACTAAAGGAGACCAAGCTGCAATGTTATTGATGAATGGTGCCACACTAGGTGTTTCTTCACGTGGTGTTGGTTCATTAAAAAATATTAAAGGACAAAATATTGTACAAGAAGATTTTGAGCTTGTATGTTTTGATTTAGTTTCCTCACCATCTACGCCTGGTGCATACATATTTCCTGAATTAGGAGACAGAGACCAATACCAAGAATCTGAAGAAAAAAAACCTATGGTTAACGACAGAATGAAGAAATTAATGGGCGGTTTAGACAGGTTTTTATCAAAATAAGCAATTTTATTTAGACAGAGATATTAAAAACAAAGATTTTTAATAAATCGACAATATTTATAAGATAACAAAAACAAAATTTTCACAATGAGCGAAAAATCAATTTTAGAACAAGCGTTACTTCAAATCAACACACTTGAAGAAGCTGTAAAGCAAAATGCAAAAGGTATACTTGCTTCTACTATGAAGGAAGAACTAAAAGATTTGCTTAAAGAATCATTGGAAGAAGAGGAAGAAGATGCGGATGATGCAACTGATCCTAAAGAAGAGGAAGAAAAAGATATGTCAGATGACGAAGCAGAAGATGAGTCTGCAGACGACACTGAAGATGATACTGACCTCGATAACGACGACGAAACAAGCGATGACTTTGGCTCGGACGATTCTGAAGATTCAGATGAAACTGATACAGATGATGTAGATTCAGATGACGTTGAAACCGACGATTTCGGTGCTGACGATGAAACATCTGACGATACTGATTTTGATTCAGATACAGATACCGATACTGAAGATGAAGACGAAGATGTTATGGATATGACAGGTGCTTCAGATGATGAAGTTCTTAAAATATTCAAAGCTATGAAACCAGAAGATGGAATTGTAGTAAAAAAAGACGGAAACAAAGTTGAACTTGAAACAGGTGATGACGAATTCATTATCAAATTAGATGGTGACGACGATGACGCTTCTCACGCTGACTTTGGTAGCGAAGAACATTCTGACGATTCAGAAATGGATGAAGATTGGAATGAATCTTTCCCAACAGTTGAGGGTGACGATAGCTTTATGAACGAAAACGAAGAAACTATCTACGAAATTGAAATGGAAGAAGAAGAGGAAGAAGATTCTATGCATATGGAACCTAAAGAATCTGCATTACCAGGTTTAAGTAAACCTAAAAAGGTTGAACCAAAAGAAAACGCGTTACCAGGTTTAGGTAAACCTAAGAAAGTAGAGCCAAAAGAAAGCGCTTTACCTGGATTAAGTAAACCTAAAAAAGTTGAGCCAAAAGAATCTGCATTACCAGGACTAAGTAAACCTAAAAAGGTTGAACCAAAAGAAACTGCGTTACCAGGTTTAAGTAAGCCTAAAAAAGTTGAACCTAAAGAATCTGCACACACTTTTGCATTTCATAAGAAAGGTAATGGTGGTACACAATTCAAAGCAGGTAGTAATGGAATGAATACAGCTAAAGCTGGTTCATTAAACGAAGAAGTTGCAAACTTGAGAAATCAAAATGCAGAATACAAAAAAGCATTAGTATTATTTAAAGAAAAATTAAATGAAGTTGCTGTATTCAACGCAAATTTAGCATATGCCACTCGTATTTTCACAGAACACTCAACAACAAAACAAGAGAAATTGAGCATTTTAAAGAGATTTGATTCAGTTTCTACTATGAATGAGTCTAAAGGCTTATATAACACAATTGTTACAGAATTAAGTTCAAAAACAACAGTTACTGAATCTGTAGCAGGTAAAATCTCTAACACCCCTCAATCGTCTTCTTCTCAAGAAATGTTATCAGAGTCAAAAGCTTATGAGAATCCACAATTTACGAGAATTAAGGAAATGATGAGAAAATTAAAATAAAAATTAAAAACAAAATACAATTCAAAAATGGGAGCATTATTAGAATCAGGTATGGTAGGTAACATCGGTCTTAAGCACTTACGTGTTATCAAAGAAGATACCATCAGAAAATGGGATGACTTAGGCTTTTTAGAAGGTCTTGACGGTCACCAAAAAGATAACATCGCGCAATTATATGAAAACCAAGCGTCTTATTTAATCAACGAAGCAGCAGTATCTGATGCTTCAGGTTCTTTCGAGACTGTAGTTTTCCCTATTATTCGTCGTGTATTCTCTAAATTATTAGCTAACGACATCGTGTCTGTACAAGCTATGAACTTACCAATCGGTAAATTATTCTATTTTATACCAAAAATTCAAGATAGAAAAGCAAATGGTACTAACGACCATTACACTCCTTATGGTGGTGTAAACGGAGTAACAATGAACACTGACCCTAATTTAGGTTATACAGGTCAAACTAAGAGTCTTTATGATAGATTCTACGAAGCAAATGATAACAACGACCAAGGTCTTTTTGATTATTCAAAAGGTTCTTATGCAGTTGCTACAGGTACTTCAATCGGTTTTGCTACATTCAGCAATGGTGCTATCACAACTGCATCTTCAATCGCAACTGGTGTGACCAAGTCATACGTTGTAATCAAGATGAGTGGTTTCACTTCAGGTGGTGAAGGTAAATTAATCGGACCTAGTGGTAATGAAATGGATTCTGAAGAATTTTTAGCTTCATTACAAGTTACTACTACAGATGCTGATTTACAAGCATTCTTAGGTATTGGCGCAAGCGACAACTTACCAATTAACATCGTAACTCAAAAATATGGTAAAGGTATTGTTGAGTATGGTGCAAAATCATTTGGTGTAGGTCAAAATGCTGGTGGATACTATAACATTTGTGGTCAAGATGGTGTAATTTACATCCAAGTTGATTTACAAAAGTATAGCTCTACTGCAGGTTTTACTGATTATCAAGTTACAGGTTCTACATTACAAGCTTCTGAATTCAAGTTCACTTGGAGAGAGTATGCTTCTTTAGAATTTGAAGATGCTATCGGTGAAGTTTCTTTCGATTTAGAATCAGTAACTGTTTCTGTAACTGAAAGAAAATTAAGAGCTAGCTGGTCTCCAGAATTAGCTCAAGACGTTTCTGCGTTCCATAACATCGATGCTGAAGCTGAATTAACAGCTTTATTATCTGAGCAAATCGCTGCTGAAGTTGACCGTGAAATTTTACGTGACTTAAGAAAAGGCGCTGCATGGAAAGCTAAATGGGATTACAATGAGTGGAAATATGGTAACCAAGGTTCTTCATTTGTAGGTTACACTCAAAAAGACTGGAACCAAACATTGATTACTAAAATTAATCAATTGTCTGCTCAAATCCATAAAACTACATTACGTGGTGGTGCAAACTGGATTGTTGTTTCTTCAGAAGTTTCTGCAGTATTCGATGATTTAGAATATTTCCACGTATCTAACGCTCATCCGGAGCAAGATCAATACAACATGGGTATTGAAAAAATCGGTACTTTAGCTGGTCGTTACCAAGTTTATCGTGACCCTTACTTCCCTGCAGGTAAAATCCTTATCGGACATAAAGGTAAGTCATTATTAGACGCTGGTTATGTATACGCACCATATGTGCCATTACAATTAACTCCAACTATGTATAATCCTTTCAACATGACTCCTATCAAGGGTATCATGACTCGTTACGCAAAGAAAATGGTAAACAACCGTTACTTCGCAGTTATAGATGTAAAAGGTATCGTTACATACGGAATTGATACTTTAAGATAATCTTTATCTTAAAAATAGAAAACCCTCGAGAAATCGGGGGTTTTTTATTGAACAAAATTTTATTATATTATTAACGATGGATTACGAAAAACTTAGATTAGATGTTTTAACCAAACTCATAGATGAGAGGGGAATTACATGTAAAAATAAGAAAGATGAAATGATTAAATACCTTAAAATGGATGATGAGGGAAAATATGTACGTGAAACTACATATGAAAAGTACCAAGGTCGTTTTTTGGTGGGTATAGACCTTAAGAATGGTCCTCATTTAATACAAATGGGTAAGTTAGTGGAAAAAAAAGAAGCACAAGCTAAGGGGCTGTATGCTTCAGATAGAATATATTTTATAGCTAATCAAAAGTTGATTTAAATTACCAACTACGACAAGCCCAGTAACGTGGTTTCCAACGTGGTCCTGGATTATCACAATTCATTCTAGCTCTAAAAGATTTACGTCTGTTTGGGTTATTTTTCTTAATAACCATTCTTTTACCATGAGCAGATTTACCACCAAAGCCAAAGTTTACTTTTACAACTTTACCTTTGTCGTTTTTAACATAAACTTTAAATTTCTTAATATCACCTTGCATGATTTTACCTAATTGCACTTTCTTACCTTGATATTCAGCTTCGTTTAATAAATTATTGTATTCATAATTTGTATTTTGAACTGAACCAAATGAATCCTCGTATATTAATACTGGTGTGTTTTCATTATATTCAAATAATCTTTGAAATTGGTCTTCTGTGATTTGTATAATTTTTCTTGTTTCCATATTTTCGTTATAATGTGTCATTGTTGGTTTATTGCCCTTTCCAGCTTTTGGATGTTCTTTTTCTGCTCTTCTTTTTTGTGATGTCATTGCTTTCTTTTCCTTCTTATCATAAGATGATGCAATTTTTGGAGTTTCTCTTGATACTTTTTTTGATGGTCTACATTTAGGATATGATTTTCCATCTGCATCTTTTCTACCACATGGAGGATGTTTTCCATTAACTTTTTTACTTACATCCACCCATTTTTCCTTGAACCATCTTCTTAAATCTTCAACTAAAACTTCACCAGATTCAATAGATTCTTCAATATATTCTTTATCTTCTTTAGAAACTATAATTTTCATATTATTAAATATTGTTTACAGCATTTACAAATTTGTGACACTTATCAGTTACTTTACCTTTTTCATGGTCAGTAATGGATAATTTCACATTATCATAATGTACTGTCATATCAGGATGATGATTTTGTTTGTCTGCAATTTTCATAACATTTGTTACAAAAGACATAACTTCTTCATAATCTTTAAAATAAAATGTTTTAATTAGTTTACCGCTTACTTCCTCCCATTTTACACTATTCACAAGCGTTTTTTTTTGATTTTCAGTGATTATTATCTTCATATAAATATTTTATAAATCCATATTATCTATGAATTTTTTATACGTTTTTTTGTATGAAGATTCGGATTCATCATATACATCTTTGGTAAATTGCCAATTCCAATATAACTTTTTATTTGGTTTAAATCCATAAAACTCATGAACTTTCATTTGAACATTCGTAACTTCTTCTCCATTCCAGTTTTGTCCTACGCATATAAAACCGGTTTCAATATCCTTGATTACATTATCTTCTTTAAGTGTTGTATGTCTATTTTCAATCCATGTTAATCTTTCAATTAAATTTTGATAATACATGTTTGTTTGACCCCATCTAATTGAACTGAAAAATAATACCACATCACTTTCAAAAATTTCTTTTGACACCTTCCATAGTTCATCAGTTTTGTTATTAATACTGGCCCAACATCTATGATAACCAGATGGGTTTTTTTTATCGTCTTCAAGAAGTGCTTTTTTAATCCCACAATGATTACCATCTTTTCTAGATACATTACCTTCACATGGAAAAATTTTTAATTTAGAAATATCCATAAAAACACAATTATCACCTAATTCTTCTTTTAAATAAAGACCAATAATTTTTGATTTTGGAACATCAATATCTTTATCATCCCAATTGTATCTATTGGAACAGCTTAAAATTAAAACTTTCTTTTTACTTTTTAATATGTCTAGAGTTTCTTTCAATTTTTTGGTTCCGTTATTTTGAACCAAATCCTCTAGGAGCATCATTTTTCTAATTTTTGATACTTCTTCTTGTAGAAAATTTGACATATTATTTACATTTTCTCCAACCACCGCCTTTAGATTTGTAATTTTTTGCGGCCCAACCATTAGCATATGCGCTAGGGTATACATCGAATTTAGCTTTTGCTGCAGCTTTTGATGCAGCCCACTTACCAGGGTCAGTTGGACAATTTTTGCTTTCGTCTATTTCACCATATGATTCATTTTTTGGTTTTTTACCTTCTTTTTTCATATTGATTGCTATAGCAGCTTGCTGAGCTCGACTACTTGCTTCATTTACTGGTACACAATTTGGTACTTTTTTTCCATTTTTCATTTTGCTACCAACTTGTTTATACCCATCCCAACAATTTTCTTCAAGACTTCCCGTTTCATTTAAACTAAACTGATTCATATCAGCATTTACTGGTTTATCATCATGTGCGCCTTTAGTTTCATTCATTATAAAATCAAATACTTGGTCCATATTGGTTTTAGCTTCACTTACATGATCATCAGCCCAATCATGTCCATTATCTAATAATTCATTGATTTTACTTGGGTCTACCTGTCTAAGTAATTTACATTGTCTTTCAATTTGTTCTAAATTGCTAAAAAACATATAATTTGATTGCTCCATTTCATTTTCTTCTAAAATTCTTGCAACCATTGCTTTAATTTCACTTTCTTTGATTTTTATAATTCTCATAACTTATAAATATTTTATTTTTCAGATAATACTACAAACTTTATTATATCTTTATAAATAATCTCGTCACCATTAACATGTGCTTTTAATTCTACAAAATATTCTCTAGGGATATAATTTGATGTGTTTAAAGTAAAGAAATTTTCATTGGATATATCAAGTAATGTCCAGTCATGAATTAAAACATCAACATTACCTTCTTTGATAAACATTCTATAGTACGCTTCATCCATAATTTTTGGTGTTGGTGTGTTAGTAGAACGAAAATTTACTACAATTTTTCTCACGTCACCTCTTTTGATTTTTTCGTTTTGTTGAACGCCATAAAACTGGATTACATATCTGTCAAAATCTTTTAAATTTTCACCTATTTGATAATCTGAATTAAGAGGTTTAGGTATGAATTTTTGTTTTACGTCAGGTATTTGTACTTCATAATGGGTGTATAAATCTTTCCATACATCATAAAAGAATGCTTTGCCTGAGCAGTCTACACCGCTAACACCAAAATCAACGCGATATACGCCCTTTTTCACCTGAGTGGTTGTAAGACCTGTTAAACTAGGAATCGGGGCTAATTTAGCATCTAAAATGTCAACTGAGGGTAATGAATATAAATTAACTGGATTACCATTTTTGTTTACAAACAGATATAAACTTTGAGGTGCAGATACAGTAAAATTTTGTCTATTATCTACAATCCTATCATTAAAAAATGATTCAACATATGGTTCAAAAAATGTTTGTGTATATTTTGTAAAAAAAGCTACTGATTTATCATAATCAGGGTTTATATTTTCATATGGATATGAAAAAGCTAGACCAATTCCGAAGTCTTCACCACCATTTAAAATGTTATTAACATAGTCAGTCACATCAACATTAATATCTTCGTTTCCATTGTCAAAATGTATAGTATCCAAAATTGTTGCACCTGTTGTGTAAATTCCAGGTTCAACCCACTTATCTAAAGTATTTCTAAAATACCAGTTTGATGGTTTTTTAACAACACTAAAATTACCGCTTCGATAATCAAATCCAGTTTCTTCGTAATCATATCCAACCCCTTCATCCCAACTTTCATTTAATTTAAATAAAATTAAATCAAATGATGATGCTCTATCTTTTCCGGTTCCTGTTTGGCCGCCAAGAAAAGATTCACTAGCAAATATTGTATTTGTAAGATGTAGTGTATGTTTTGTATCTGAATTTAATATTAATTCTGCACCACTAACTTTGTTAATTAAATCTGTAAAATCAATTTTGAAAATAAACTTTGAAAACCCTGTTCCATAAAAAATTTCAGTTGTAGGGTTTTTTGCTGTGTTTATTTGAGAATTTTTAACAATTGTATTGTTTTTCTCAAAATACGAACGAAAATATGACATTTGTTTTTCTTTATAAATATCAAATTAGTTGATTCTAATCGATTTGTTCAATATGTCGTTTTCCAAGGTTTTATATAATTCTTTTAATGTATTACCATCTTCATAGTCTTGTTGACCTACAATTGGCATTAATGGATTGTGCCTATGTGTAAATAATACATCTATCATGGATTGTAATACTTTTAATAAATTTTCACCTCTTACACTAGCATATGTAGATTTTTCAATTTTTTTAATATAATCTTCTTGAGTGTATTCATATTCATTCAAAGTACCAAATTCTATTGGATTTTCTAATTCGTTATTCCCTAGGTCAGTAGATAAGAAATATAGCTTATCTGCTGTAACTGATGCAAAAGTTTGTTCTGGTGAATCCGGTAAAATAACTGGTTGTTCAATAATTTCATCAGTTGTCGATGTTTTTGGTTTTGCATATCCTTTATCAAAAATCAAACCATTATTTGGTCCAACTCTCATCACATTAATATTATTAAGAATTAATAATCTATTGAATGTACTACCAGTTTCAGGAAAACTTCTAGTTAAAAATTCATTTGTTGGTCTAAAATAAAACGGATGTATATTTTCATCTGAATATAATAAATTTAATGTTTTTATACCATTTGAATGTATATCATAAATTTTATGTCTTATTTCTAAATAAGCATTTGAAATAGAATTAACGCTAGTTGTATATGTAGGTGTCGAATTACTATTGTCTTTGTTTATTAATTTAACAGCTGAATGGGGAAATTGAGTGGCTGCGTTAAAATAATTTGTTTTGAATATATTTCCATAATCACTAGTTATTTTATAAACATAAAAATTAATATTCATAGGATTATTATCATCAGCATATAATTGTCCATTATATATTCCATTTCCACTATTACTAGAGCAATCGTACTCAATAATGTATTTTAAACTTTTTAAATCAATATTAACTTTAGTATTAGCCTTTTGTTCTAATACCATTTTTTTTGGAAATTTTTTTAAATAAATTCTAGATGATTTTTTTGCCATAATAGGAAAATCTACTAAATTTTCTCTGTTGACTTCACTGGCTGCTTGTTTTGATAAAAGTTTACCACCTCTTAAAATTAAACCATTTTCTGTAAATAAAACATCAGAACCATTTTTACCATATACAGCAAAATCTTTTATTTTTGCAAAAGCATTTTCAGTTTTTTTATCTACATATTCACCACTAGTAGCAAAAATAGCTGGTTTATTTTTGTTTACTGTACCATATGTTGTGTGTGTAACTTGTTGTGAAAATGTCTGGCCATTATAATCATACATTGTATTAAATGGACCAGCAATATATTCTATATTTACAGTATCTTTATCAGTATTGTACGTAAGAATTTTTACCGATTGTCCTATTTCAGGAATAAAATTCATATTGTTCGGTAAAAATGGGTTGGCAATAAAAATATCTTTTTTATCCCAAGCTTCATATGTTAATGCTCTTTCAACTTCACCTGTATAATCATTATATCGGCTGAATCTAATTCTACCGATACCTAAAGGGTCTACATTGTCGATACATTTACCAATATCAATTATTTTCATTATCCTTTATGTCTTTTTTCTATTTCTTTATTAACTCTATTGTATAGAGTTTCAACACCATCTAAATGCCTAGTTAAATCAATAATTAATTGTTTTGTTTTTTGAAATTCATCATATAACTCACCAGCAACTATTAACAAATCATTATTTGATTTATCTTCAACATTATTTGCAATATCAATTAATTTTTGCGCGTCCATTTTTAAATTTTTAATAGTCCACCACTTTGTCCTTGCATAGGAGGTATTACCACTGGTCCACTTGCTGAAATACCTTTCATAATTTTATTTGTTGATATAATTGGTGTTTTTGATAAATTTTCAGTGTAAGCATGTCCAAATGCATCAAATGCAGCAGTAAAATAATTTGGTTCACCATTAACTGGCCCTGTTGGAATACCCATAGCTCTCATTTTTTCTTGAGCTTCCATGGTTGTTTTTACTGTACTGAACCCTGGTAATTTATCTGCAATTAATAACAATGGTAATGGAATATGGAAATCTGCACCACCAGCTAAATCTAATGCAATTTCAATAGCATAACCTATAGCTTCAAATAAATCTTCACATGTTTCAATTCCACTTTCAATTATCTTTTTCAATAATGCCATCAAAGCTGCAATTACATAATAATATCTTTTTAATTTATCTTTTAAAATTCTTTTTACAATTTTTAAAAGAAAATTTTTCAAATCAGTTTTAACTCTTTTCCAAAATTCTCTAATAAATTTCCAAAATAATTCATTAACAATACATAACACCCATTCCTTCATTTTTTTGAGTAAATCTTTAACATCTAAAACAACACCAATAAATAATTTATAAATTATTGCGATAGGTAATAAAATTTTTGGTGATAATAAAGAAGCAATAATTGCTTTTGGTATATTAACAATAAAACCTAAATGTATAGAAAATTGAAAATCAGGTAATTGAATGCCGCCATATGATTGTTCGTACGCATCAGTTGCAACTTTATTTAATGTTAGATTAACCCAATCATTTAAAGCAACTTTACCTTCTAAATAAATAAAATCTTCCATATGATTTGCATTATATGGAACTTCATAATTATTACAATCTTTAAAAACTAATACTTTTCTTCTTCTTGCATCTTCATCTTGTAAATCAATACCTTCCACATCATCAAAATCAAAATAAAAATTAGCATCTTCGTCATCTTCGTTAAAAGAATTGAAAGCTGTCTGACCACCTAACCCGTTTGGTTTTTGATTACAAAATGCAAATATTTTATTTATAAATCTTTCAAAATCATTAATTGCTTTATCTAAATCTGGACCCCATGCTAAATTATCTTCCATACCTGTGGGTGCACCACCCACAGAAACACCATTTTTATCAACACTTATTTTTGCACACTTTGTTGTTAAAAACATTGCTTGTTTAACTATGTTTACCAAATCTGGCATATCCATATTTGAATAATAATCATCAAAAAATTCATTCAATTTTGGATTTTGTGTTGTTGAACCAGTATAATTTCTAGATAATCCACTTATATTAAATTGTTGTGTAGTTGTATCCCAATTTGCAACAAATAATGTTTTATTGCTAGGCGTATCGTATTGATATTTGTGGTTTAAAGATGTAAATGCTGAATATAAATTTCTGTTAATTTTCTCTTTAGATGTATTACTATTTTTTAATTCATACATAATTTTTCCATAATCACTTTCAGGTGGAACTTTCAACATGTTAAAAAAGTCAAATTCTTTTGGACTTAAAGAACATTTGTCATGTTGTGCGTCAAAAACTTTATCATCACCACAAATACCATTACCAGCAAATAAAACTTTTTTAGCACAATCCATTATAATTTTTCTTGAAGCTTTCATAGTAACATCAGCAGAACTATATGCATGATATTTCATTCTCTCGATTGATGCAAATCTATCGGTTTCATTTGCTTTTCGGCCAGCTTCTAAAAATTTACTTACAGTACTAAGTAACTCTTCAAAAATATTTTTATGATTTTTCTTTTTGAGTTTTTTATTCTTTAATTTAGCTTTTAAAGATTCGAGTTTTGTTCCAATATTTTTCTGAAGGTCTTTAACATCTTTAAGTATCAAATCTTGAGTATCTTTGTCAATTTTTACTGACAAATCATCTTGTTGTAATGACTTTGTAATTACATCAATTTTTGAGTTAACTTTATTTACAGTATCTTTGAAAGACATTATAATGAGTAATTATCCGATTTATTGTCATCTTCGCTGACCAATTGTTCTAACATTTTTCTATCCTCGTCTGATAGTTCAAGTTTACCCATTGGCATACCTTTACCGCCACCGGTTGTTTGTTTTAATAAAGCGCTTTGAAGCTTAACTAATGAGATTTTCTTTTCAGTTAAATCGTTTAATACCTTTTGTTGTTCTTTAATGACAGGACCAATTGTGCTCATGTCCTCAGCATCTTTCATGAATGTAAGCATTTTTTTCATGATAATTGAGGCGGTATTTCTATTTTCAACCACATCGTTGTAAATTTCCTGCATCAATGCTAATGCAGAATCAACGTCTAGGGTAATATTGTTTTTTCTTTCTCTCATAAATAATAAATAGATTTATTCTAAAAATCCACCTAAAATCCCGTCATAGAGTTTTTTGTATCTTTTGAGAGCAATTCTAATTTCCTTAGTAGATAATGAGGTCATTTCTCTTAACGAGAGTAATATTAAGTTTTTATTGAATTTATTACCATCACCAACTTGAAATATTTTATCAAAATGACTAAAAATTTCTAACAAAGCAAAACCTAATTTTTGTTCGTTTTCATTTAAATTTTGTTTTTCAATAAACTCTTCAAGTTCTATGGTTAATTTAATTATTACATTTCTATAATCAATGACATGTTCATCTATCACGTAAGAAAAATTTTCATTTTCTTCAATATCAGATGAAATGTCATCATACGAAATTTGACGATTTTGTTCTTTGGTATCCTTTTGAATGGCTCCCATAAGATAGTTTTTACAAATTGTACCAAAATATGAGTATGCTTTGGTATTTTTTGTGTGGTCAAATTTGCTAATTTTTGTTATAAGAAAAGACATGGTATCTGTATGGATTTCATCAAATTCCATATCTTTTCTATATAATTTATAACGGCGGATAATACTTTCCACCATAATAATCAGGGGTTCTCTTAAATATTCGTTGAATATCTTGTTACGTTCATCATCGGATTCAGATTCTAAATATCGTACTACCGCTTGTTCTTGATCCTCCCCAAAATAAATTTTTTGGGTTCGTTTTCTTGGCATTTTACGCTGTTACATAATTTACATCGCGTTTATTTTTAAAGAAAAATTCTTTCTTTGCTGTTTCCAACCAGAATTTAGCTTCATCTTCTGAAAGTTTTGTTTCATCATTGTTTTTGTATTCCCAAAATAATGAATCAGGTCTGAAGTTTAAATGTTGGTAACCGATTCTAGGTACTGTTAAAACTTTAACACCATTGTGTGTTAATCTTAAAAATAATTCATAGCTAAAAGTTAATTTGATATTGTCTTTTATTAAGCCATTATCAATTATTACTTGTGTTCTATAAAGTCCACCGCTAGTTTGAAAATTTTGAAATTCTAATAATACTTCATTATCTAAAAATCCTTGTTTTTCAGTAAAGCCATAAGCCCAAACAGATTCATTTGTAAAACTTACAAATTTACCTTCTACATTAATATCTTTTACGACAGGTAAAAATACATCCACTTCAGGATTTTCAGCAACACATTGAGTTACTGATTTTAACCAAATAGATTTAAATTCATCATCTACTTCTAAAATTGTAAACCATTCTGTTTGGCAATTTTGAATACCTCTATTTACTTGAGAAACAAAGTCAGTATCGCCTGTATGCACATTATAACTTATTTCTATTGTTTCACTTAAATTCATAGTGTCAATTTCACCTTTTACTTCTGATGGACAAACAATTAATAATTTAACATCATTATGAAAATTTTCCATACTATTAACAGCATTAGATAACATTGTTTTGTAATCTTCGTTAATCTTATGTAATGGTAAAATCGCTGTTATATTTTTATTCTGCATTTTCTTCTACGTTTAAATTTTCTAAACCTTTTTTTATAGTCTCGATTCGTTTATTATTAATTGAGTTGAATATTGATATAATATTTGTTTTTGTAATATCTTCATTATATGGTAACAACGTTTCTTTCATTTTTTCTTTAACCTCTTCTGTTAATTCAATTCCTTCTAACCATGCTAAAACATATGTTCCTAAAATTTCTACAACTTTATTATCATCATAAGTCCACATACCATTTTCAGATAACCAATCTGGTTCTGTTTTAGGAATTTTACCAACAACAGGAACACCACATTTTATAGATTCGAGTGGGAATGTACCAAATGTTGATTCATCATCAACCCACAATGATACCATACATTCTTTTAAATTATTTGCAAAATCAGCATATTCTAATTGAACCATATCTCTAAATGTTATCCATCTTAATTGTGGAAATTTTACATAAAATTCAGAAATAAATTTTCTATGTTGACCTCTATCTCTTACACTAATTGCAATATATGGTTTAATTGATTTATTAGTAGGTGTAAAAACATCACCAATAATTGGAGGAATAATGTAAACTAAACTCTCAGGGAAAATATCTAAAATATATTTTTTTGCAGCTTCAGTAGTTGTAATGACTCTATCAAAACCATAGTCACTCCATCTACTACCAATAGGTAACGTTTCAAAAATATATTCTTTTTGTTGTACAAGCATTACTTTATTACATCTAATTGAAGATAGTTGCTGTAAAACATTTGAATAGTATTCAGGAACAACTAAAATGTCATCGATTTTAATTTCAATTTTATCTTCTTTAATTGTAACAACTTCAATTTCTTTATATTTGTCACCTAACCATAAAGCACCACTATATGTTTTATCTTCCACTAAAAGTTTTGTGGTATAACCATTTTCTTTTAATGTTAAAGCCATATCATAGATATGTTTTATAGCTGCTCTTGCGTTGTTTTTAGTGTCATATGTTAAAAAATATATGACATTTTCTTTCATTTCAATACGACCTAATGCCGCTTCTAATTTTTCTAAATTTTCTTTATTACTCATTGTCTTCTATTAATATTTCATTTTTTAATAATGTGTTGAATGCAATTTGAAATGATAAACTTTTACCTTTCATAAAGCCTAACTTATCATCTTCTTCTTCAAAGTCACCTAATACTCTGTCTATACACATTTTTAAAACTTCGTATTTGAAGATGTTGACTTCGGTTGCTTCTGAACCATCTTCTTCTTTTATTGTATCTCCGGTTCTACATCTGTCTGTGATTGATTCGATATCAATGTAGTACCCATCTCCGTCTTTGTAAAATTTGGACATATTGTTTCTATTTCTGTTAATTTAGTTATTTCTAGATTATTTGTAAAGTATTGATTATAAGCAGTTATAAATTTGACACCTATTTTATTTTCTTTGATTGAATCTAATATTTTTTTATTATCTGTAATCCATACATCACACATATCCCAATTAAATTCAATATCATTGGAAGAAATAAATTTGATATTATTTCCTAGATAACCATTTTTTGATAAGAAAAATAATGTACCTGGTTTAGCTTTACCTAATTCGTCCAAACCAATTAATGTATAGTTGTGTTGGGGATTATCAAAAATAAGTTTGTGTAAATCAGTAAACGTTGTTGAATAACTCAATCCCGCATGACCAAAAATTTCAATAGGATATTCTATGTAAGTAAAATATTCAAATTCTTCTGCTGATTGAAATTTGTAATAATTTTGTAAATTATCATTTTGTACATTACCAATTTTGTTGTACTCAAATGTGTTATCTTCTAATTCAGAATCTAAATAAGCGTCATGATAATGATAATCAAATTTTTGTATGGTATTTCTTAATACACCATCAATGCTAATGAATATTTCCATATATGGAAATATAATATGATATTAGTCATAAGTAAATACTAATCATATCTTTGTAAGATTTCACCTATAATAGGGTTTCTTACAATATCTTCATTACCAAATTCAAATATTCCTATGCCTTTAACATCTTGTAGTCTTTTTTTTGCATCATAAAGACCTGACTTTGTTTTGTCTTTATATTTGTCTGATTGCTCAAGGTCACCAGATAAGAAAAATTTAGAATTGAAACCAATACGAGTTAACAATAATTTAATCTGTGCTGGTGTTGCATTTTGAGCTTCTTCAAAAACTAAGATAGTATTATCAACGTTCCATCCTCTCATGTATGCTAAAGCTGCAACTTCTATATATCCTTGGTCTTTTAATGTTTCGCGAGCTTCTTTTCCAATAATTTTATTTAATAGATAATATGATGGATAAATGTATGGGTCTAATTTTTCTTCTAATCCGCCTGGTAATGAACCTAATTTTTCCTCAGCTTCTACTGCAGGTCTAACTATAATAATTTTTTCATACTTGTTAGAATCGTCATATAATAAATCTACAGCGCGTTTCATTGCAATATAAGACTTACCAACTCCTGCTGGCCCAAAACATAATGTAATTTGGCTTTCACCAAGTATGCGCCAATATTCTTCTTGATTTTTAGTTAGGAATTTTTCCTTAGGACGTTTTATAATTTGTCTAATCCTATCTTTATGTAATATCTTCTTTTCTTCTACTACTACGGGTGGTTGTGGTGTTTTGGTTTTTGTTTTATAAGCCAAAATTAATAATTTTAATTGTTCCGTTTATTGTTAATAAATATCATCTAATTACCCGTTGAACCGAATCCACCAGTCCCTCTTTCGGTATCTGACAAATTGTCAACTTCATTCATTTTTATTTGTGGGTATGGTAAAATTAAAATCTGTGCACCTCTGTCACCAACATTATATGAAATACTATCTAAACCTTGTGTCTTCTTAAAAGTGGCTTGAATTTCTCCTCTATAACCACTATCAATAACACCAACACAATTTGATAATATTAAATCTTGATTGCGGATAGAAGAACGAGGGAATATTAATCCTACGTAACCTTTAGGAATTTCCATTGCAATACCAAAACTATATGTAATACTAAAACTGGTATTTTCTTTAATATTTGTAATTGTCAAATCCATACCAGCATCACCAGGTTTTGAATATGTTGGTATCACAGCTTCCGGTGTTAGTTTTTTAACATTAACATTTACATTAAATGAAAAGTCAAAATCTTCATTAGTAAAATCTTTCTTTTGACTTTTTGGATTAACCATTTCAGTATTTAATTTTTCTAGTAAATCGTTTAATTCACCTAAAAAATTTAAATCTAATTCATCGCTATCATCATTGATTGATGATTCAAATGTTTCTAATTTTTTTATATATTCTTCAGCTTCTTCTTTGTTCATTTTACTTTTTTTCACTTATCCATTTATCTAAAGCCTTAATTCTTTTTTTAAGGTCTTCGTCTTGTGGTCTTAAACAACATTCTACAAATAAATCTGTCATCTTTTGTAATTCCTCAAAAGTTATTTTAACACCAACAGATGAAACATATTCTAGCACTAATTTACTTTGTGATTGTCTCATTATTTGTATCTCTTTGCTATAAAATTCCATCTGTTGGGTTTAATAATAATTACTTGCTCTTATAATATTCAGGTGTATTTTTTTCGTCAATAACGCATTCAATAGGCATTTTAACGACACTTAAACTTTCACTACCCCTGATATCGCCAGAGCGGTAATTAGCTGCAACAATAGTTGCTTCTTCTACTGATTCGGCTTGTAATACGTATTTTACTTTTTTAATACGTGGGTTTCCTTCTCTGTCCATTTGTTCGGTTTCATAACCGATTGTAACTAAATAATACATGTTGTTTTATTTTATTGTTTTAAAAAATTCTACTCTATCTTGACAAACTTTTTTTAATGAATATTTGTCTTTTACTGTTTCATATAATCGATTACCTAAATCTTCAATCATGTTTGGATTATCAATTAAGCGTTTCATATGTTTTGCCCAATCTTTATGATTCTTTTTTGAACCAACTAACAACGCGTTACCTTTATCATTAAATTTACCTTCATCTACGGCAGAAATTAAATCTAAAGTATACGGTTGTACATCACTTGCAATTACAGCCTTTTTAAAAAATCCTGCTTCAATAATTTTTAATTGTGATTTATTAGCATTGAATTGTGAATCAACTAAAGGAGCTAAAGATACATCAAAAGTATTATAATTAGTTGCGTACGTATTGATTTCTTTTGTCCATCTTCTACGATATGGTTCGTTCAAGTCGTTATAATCACCTTCAATAAATGTGCTTAAATAAGCTCTGTATGGTAAACTTAAAACTTTAAAATTATCAGTAAAAAAACTTTCATATTTATACCATACAGTTTCTAAAGGTTGTATTGGTCTTTGTCTTTGTTGTTTTGTATTAGAATCTATTTCCGTAACAGTTCCTCTAGTATCAAAACCACACAAAACAAATTGTACTTTTCCCTTATATGAATTATGTATAGATGAAATACCATTAGACATTAATTCTAAATCATAAAGGTGTGACGAACCTCCTAACCAACCAAATCTAACCAAATCTGAATTTGTTGCTTCATTTTTAAATTGTGGCTCATTTTCATCAACTGCATTTGGAAATATTAATACATTAGACAAACCTAATCTTTCTTTAATTGTCTGTGCAAAAGTTGGAGTTGTTGTTGTCACATAATCAACTGATTTCATTAAATCAACTTTCATTTCACCAATTTTAGAAAGTTTGATTGTTTGATACATAGGATGTCTTTGGTCAACAAACCATAAGTCATCAATATCCATGATAACTTTAATGCCTTTTGATTTTAACCAAGTAATTCTTGCTTTATTATGTTCGTGATTTGTTTGATGAATAAATGTGTGAAAAACAACTATATTATAATCTATAAAAAAATCATCTCTATCTTCAGCATTATATGAAATATCTACATGTACTTCATCTGCATGATTTTCCGCAATAAATTTATACGGATCCATAATCCTGAATTTACCAACTCCGTGTTTATCTGATGGGATAGCTAAAATTTTAATTTTTGACATTATAAGTAATTATATGTCTATAATATAAGAAAAAAAATTAAGAAAACAAAACTTACTTAGATAACATATTCACATTAATAATACCTGTGTTTATGTGTTTATTAATAAATGAATCAATATCAGATGACCAAAGTGTTTTAAATTCGTATTTTATTTTTTCTTCATCCCAATTCCACCATTCAATTTTTTGTAATAAATTAATTTGTAATTCTGAAAATCTATATTTAACAATTTTACCTGGATTACCTACCACAATTGCATAAGGTGGAACGTCTTTAGTTACTGTAGTCGTTGCTCCAATAACAGCACCATTCCCAATTTTTACACCTGACATTATTGTTGATTTTGCACCAATCCAAACATCATTTTCAATAATGATATCGCCTTTACATGACGGATGACCCATATCAAACATCATATTTTCAATTTCTTGATTTACAGGACCTAACAATTGGGAACTCGTAGTAACCCAATCGGGTCTATGATTGGCGTGTAAAAAGAAATTACAATCTCTACCTATTGAATTATATTTACCTAATTTGATATGAAATTTATTACTCCACGAAATGATATTAACATTTCTATCAAAATAAGTTCCTCTATCTGCGTGCCAAAGATGGAGATTTTCACTCATAAATTATTTTGCTTTATTTACGCCTGTGATTTTACCTTTGAAAACTGAATCACCTACTTTTAAAACTAAATTTTCTGAAATTGTTTGTGTTTGTTGTGCAGATAAGATTTGATTTAATTTTTCATCCATGACTTTACGAACAGTATTTTCAATAAGAACTGCAATTGCATTCATATCTATATTACTAACAACTGGTGTTTGTGTTCTTACTTGTGTTGTTTTTTTAGAAGATACACCTTCTTGTTCCATTAACCTTTTTGCTCCTTTAACAAAATCCATGTCAAGGGTTTCATTTAAAGATATTGATGGCATTTGTTCTATAGGATGGTCAATCATTGCTTTTTTAATTGCGTCTGGTAATTTTGATTTATTTATTCTATCTACGCTTGGTGGTGGTGCAGTCCTAGTTGATACTGCAGGTGCAGATTCGTTAGTCATTACTTGTTCTGTATCCATCATTAACATTGATTCGTCAATATTTCCTCTTTTATAATCTCCACCATCTACTTTGTTCATTACTTTTTTTGCTTGAACTAATTTACTCATCAAATCGTTTGCTGATATTGGTCCGTTAATTTCTGCCATACTAATAAATATTTTTTATATTATAATGTTTTTTATGAAAACATTAAACGTTTAATTTTTAAAATTGATTCTTGAAGTTTTAAATTTTCTTCATCTTCTTCTGGATTAGCCGCAGGTTTTGTATTTGGTTTTGGTTGCGGTAATTCTTTTGTTTTTGGTTCAACCTTTTGTTGAGGTTCGGGTAAAGGTTTACCTATTGGCTCAGGTTTAACTTCTGGTTTTGGTTCAGCTATTGGTTTTTCAATAGGCTCAGGTTTCTTTTCTGGCTTTGGTTGAGGTAACTCTTCGGGTTTCTTTTTTGGTTCAACTTCTGGTGTTGGTTCAACAACTTTAGGTTTTGGTGGTTTCGGTGGTTTTGCTAAATCAGCTCTTGATTTAGGTATTTTAGTTGGTTTTTCAACTTTAGGTGTAACATGAACCGCCTCTTTATTCCAATCTGATTTATAATAAGTTACTGAAAATGAACCATCATCACCATCTTTATAATCTTCTCTTTTAGTATTAAAAGTTTCTCTTAATACTACTAATTTTTTCATTCTATCAATAAGAAATGTTCTCCAGTGTGTTGCAGGAACTATTCTTATACTACCATCTTTTCTTTTTATTTTTTTTGGTTTAAATCCTTTTCTTGAAGTATTTGGTTCTGGCACCCAAGCTCTTAAAGCTAAATTACCCTTTTTAGTTAAACCAATAGCAACGCCTTCAGCTTTTACTCTATAACCTTGTTTTACTCTATTTTTTCCAGTTCTTGGACCAGTATAATCAAAAGTGATTAAATTTCGGTCTTTAACAGCATCAATTAAGGGTTGTAATTTGGAATTACCCTCTAATGCATTATCTTCTAGTATAATAAAGATTGTTTCGTTAAGCCCCATTTAAACTATTTTTATAATCTTTTTTGCTATTAAATTTATTAAATGCTAATAAATTGTTTCTTTCTAATATGTCAGATTTAGAACCAATTGTACCATTATCACCTACTTGACCTTTTCCAAATTCATCTCCATTGGATAAAGCATCTACATTTGTTGAATTATATCTATTATTAGAACCATATCTATTTTTAGTTATTAATTCAGTTCTAGTATTAATGTCAGATTTTGAACCTACAACGCCACTATCACCAATTTGACCTTTACCCATTTCATCACCATCGGATAATGCATCAGGATTATTTGGTCCGTATTCAAAATTTTGTTTGTATTTATTTTTTCCTAACAATATGCTTCTGGTGTGTATATCTGTTTTTGAACCTATAGTTCCTGAATCACTCATTTGTCCTTTTCCTAATTCGTCACCATCTGAAAGAGCATCTCGATTATTAGAATTATATTCATTATTATCAGAATATCTATTTTTAACTAATAAAGTATTTCTAGTATTAATATCTGTTTTAGAGCCTACAACATTAGAATCACCTACTTGTCCTTTTCCAAACTCATCTCCAGTTGATTGAGCGTCACGATTGTTTGAACTATATTCATTATTAGATGTATACCTATTTCTGGTAATTTCTTGTTTGTAATATTGTTGTCCTAAAATTTCTAGTTGTGTTGGCATATTATATCATTAATTTTTTTATTCTTTCAACTTCTTCAAATAGTTTTAATGAACCTACAGCAGATATAGTCGATTTATGTGGACCACTTTTTGCCATATTCATTGAAACTAAAGAATCTGGTTTTTTTGTATGTTTTTTTAAATGTGCATTCTTTTCTTCACCAGTACCAGCTATATTTTGAGCTTGTTGTTTAGAATCTTTTCTTGCACTTATTAAATCTCTTTCTCCTTGTAAATATTGTTTTGACCATTTTTCCATTTCATCTCCACCTGCTAACTCATATCTTTGTCTATCATTAACTTTATCTATTGTTTGTAAATCGTGTATAATCCTTTTTAATTGTCCATATTTTACAGATTTATCAGCTAACAATTTTTTCGCACGATTTAAGCCATTAGCATGTTTTCCATTAAGGCTCATTACTTGATGGTTTATCTTATCTAAGATGTTTTGAGGTATATTAAAAACTCGCGGTTGTAAATCTTTATTCATTATCGTCTTTTAAACCTTTCAATATATGTCCGGGTTTTAATCCGTATGTTTTCATTGAATTTTTTAATGATTTAATTTGTCTTTTAACAATATCATTAATTTCAACATTTTCATCATCTTCTTCTTTATTATCAACTATTTCATTATCCTGAGACTTACCTTTTAATATACTTTCTAAATATTCTTCAATAAATGTTCTTGGATTTTCAACTAATCTAATTTTATCTTCTGGTAAATTTGGGTCAAATCCCATTTGTTTTGCTCTTTCATCTCTTTCTGCTGGATCATCGATACCTAATTCTTTAAATTCATCTTTTGCTTCTTCATAGTCCACATCATCATCATGTAATAATTCGTCAGCACCTAGTGCTTTAGACATATCTGATTCACCCCAATATCTTCTATAATTAGATACACCAGTAGTGCCATAATTACCCATAGAACCATGCGCAGTTTTAACAACTTCGTCTGACGTTGAATTAGATGTTACACCTTTGGTTTTTAATGATAAAGGAAATTTATTATGACTAATATTACCTTCTGCATCTATAATTTCATCAACTTCTTCTTCTTTTCCTACTTTTTCAGGGATTTTATTAAAATCAGTCTTATCTGAAAACTCTTTGGCCCATTTAGCAAATTTCTTTCCTTTCTTTCCACCTTTACCAGCTTGTGCGTAAAAATATCTTTGTTGCGCTTTAGACGCAAATTTCTCCTCTATTATTGTTTTAATAAAATTGTTCATCAAAAAAGCTTTTTATATAAATATCAAATGTTGGTAAAGATATTTATACAAATATGGCAGGACAGAATATTTTAAACTTTTATGGCACAAAATTGGATTTAAAGTTAGATTTTTCAGAAAATTATGATTTTATCATAGATACAAGTTGTTGGATTGACCTTGTTTTAGATTATTCTGAAGAATTTGATTTTCAATTAGATACCACAATAGATTTAATTGATAACTCTCTTGCAATTACATATTAAACTTGTTTTGCAAATTAAGAATTGATATTTATATAGAATGGCCACAATATATTATTTAGAATCAGGAGACCCTTACATAAGACGTAGAACTGAAAATGGTTGGACTTTAGACTTTGTATTCAATAAAGATGGTTACAACTGGATTAGTGGTAGCACATTCTATTATTGGGGAATAAGTGGTGAAGCAAATCCATCTAACTACGCAGACAATAATTTATCCTTCTCGTTTACCGAAGATGGTAGAGTACTATGGAAAGCAATTCATAGTAAATATGATAATTCAAATGCACCAATTTATTATACAATTACCGGTCAAACTGATGTTTTATGTTCCGGGGGTACATCAAATGATTTTAATTTAACAATTACATTTGAAAGAAATGAAACTCTAGACAATTGTGATTTAAATAATAAAGGTGGTATTAATGACTTAGTGACTGGTTCAACAATTAGTAGCGATTTAGATTATCTTAATTGGATTACAGGTGATACTTTGAATTATTTTTCAATTGAAGAAATAGGAAAAAAATATTATGATGACAGGAAATATAGGTTAGGTACATTAAAAATTTATCTTAATGGTAACCCAATTTATAAATTAAACAATTTTGAAGAAATTGTTCCGTCAATTAGACAAATTAAAAAAGTAAATCAAATTAGTGAAGATGCTCAATCAATTTTTGATATTGGCGAGAATATTGGAACATTAGTTAACGTTTCAATTAATAATAGAGTTAAAAAAATTGTTAGAGATTTTACACATGATAGTGGAACTTCTGTAATAGAATTTACTAACTCTTCTTTACCAAATAGTGGTGATACAATAACATTTATTTATTATCCCGAAAATTTAAACCCTTTAGTACAAGTAATCGGAGGTGGTGTTGATGGTATTAATAATATTCATACTGGTGAAACTGCATTTAATATTTTAAATGTCAATTATTCTGAAATGCCAACAAATGCTTTGGCAATTAAGAAAAATTATAAAAATAATATAAAAACAAATTATAACATAAGTGAGTGTAACTCATGCACTGATACACCTCATAGTTATACTGAACCGCCTACTCCAACGCCTACACCAACAGCAACACCAACAATTACTCCAAGTCCAACACCAACTTCTACACCAACGTTGACACCAACGCCTACACCTACACCTACATTACAACAATCAAATGTTACAATATACAGAGGCGGTGCAACAAGAATGGCTTTTGGTAGTTCATCAAGTTTAACTTCTGTATGGACTACAGGTGTAACAATAAGTACTACATATCAAATATCAGGACAAACACCTGCAAATTACACATTTGACCATTGGAATTATACGGGTATGACAATAGATAATGTTAATTCAAATCCAGCTAACGCGACAATTACAAATGCAACATCAGCAATACAGCCTATTTTTATTGCTAATATTACACCTACTCCTACAGCAACATTTTTTCCAACGGCAACACCAACACTTACACCTACTTCAACACCAACAATAAGTCCAACACCTACATTATTTCCAACTTTAACCCCAACACCAACACCTACGCCATTTATAACTCCAACACCATATCCATTTCATAGTGGTGGATTTACATTCGATGCGGATTATATAATTGTTACATATTCATTTACTGATGGTACAGATTTAGATACTCGTACAAGGATTAGTAGTCCTGATATTGGACAAAATGATTTACCAACTTATATTGGTTGGTGTAGGTCTTATCAATTTCCAGACGATGGAGGAACACCAATATTAACTTGGGGTGGTGATAATACAGGTACTGGTTTTGAAGCAGTTTTTGTAGATTTGATTGAATTTAAAAATAGATTTCCATCTGCAACATCAATAACAATTGACATGAACGCAATGTGGTATGGAACTCCGGGCTCTAATTCTGTAGTGATGCAACTTTTAATGTTTAAGGGAGGTACTGTTGTACCTGTACCAGATGCGTATACATTTACTAATACTGGTTATAGCTCTTTATATGGTGTCGAATCACCAGGAACAACAGTTAATTTAAATTCACAAACTTGTGATGATCAGGAACATGTTGCAACATTGCAATATAATTTAATAACTAAACAAGGGCAATTTATATAATAAATAAAGTATTTATATAGCATAATGGTAGCAAGAACAACAAGACCTTTCGCATACAACCCGGGTTCACCTATTTACGGGACAACACAATATGGTAATATTGTTATAGGTGATATTGATGTAGATTATTCTACAAATTATGGTGGTGTTAAATGGTGGATGGGACCTGATGAGAATTTAGGTTACGTAATAGCTCACGTAATGCCGCTAAATAATCAACCTACAGAAATTCCATACGAAACTGGTGATGTTGGATTTAATAGAACAACAGGATGTACTGAACAAGATTTTTTAGATTTACTTTCTGTTTTACCATTTTCATCAGGACATACATTTAGTGATGGTAATAATGCAAAAGCATGGTTAATTAATAATGGATATTGGACATCATGGGGTGTAACAACACCAGATTGTGGTGGTGGTTCATCAACGCCAACTCCTACGCCAACACCACAAGCTACAAGTACGCCGACACCTACACCTACACCAACTTTAACTAGTACACCAACGAGTACTCCGACATCAACGCCGGCAGGACCAACTTCAACACCTACACCTACACCAACAATAACAAGTACTCCAACATCTACACCAATATCTGTGGGTGATAATTTATTACTAGAAAATGGTGATAGTTTATTACAAGAAAATAGTGATTATGTAATTCTAGAACAATATGTTGCTCCAACTGCAACACCAACACCAACAGTTACAGCAACGCCAACTGTTACCCCTACTCCAACTGCAACATCAGCAGCGCCAACAATTACACCAACTTTAACTCCAACACCTACACCTACAATTGCTCTAACTTCAACTCCAACTAGTACACCAACATTAACACCAACTCCTACTCCGACAGCAACTGTTACAGCTACAAGCACGCCAACACCGACACCTACATTTACACCTACAGGTGGTTGGTTATTCTATTCACCAGATAATCAACCTGTGATGGGTCCACCAACTAGTGATGGTAACGCAACATTTATTACTGGACCAAATGGTGTGTATAGTCCAAATTTTACAGGTGGAACTTTACAAATGTATTTCAACCTTAATGATAGTACAGGAACAAGTTATTCAACACAATTTAATTCTTTAAATACGTCAGGTGGTACTTTAACAATAAGTCAAGGAAGTAGTGTTGCAATTTATTCAGGAACATCAACTGATTATGATATACTTGGTAATTTTTTCCAATTAAATGTTACTCGTTCAAATCAAATGATACAAGCTGCTTCAACAAGATTTGTTTCAGGTTCAACAATATCATTATCGTTTAACGGAGGAGGTCCAACACCTACACCAACACCAACATCAGGCCCAACATCAACTCCAACTATAACACCAACCCCAACTAGTACACCAACTATTACACCAACACCAACGGTTACAAATACCCCTACACCAACAGGAACATCAACACCAACACCAACGGTTACGGCAACTCCAACAGCTACACCAATACCTTCAAATATTATTGTTGCTGCGGGTGGTGTAAACGTATTAGGTTATTCATATGATGGTGGAAGTAACTGGACAAATTCATCTAATGGTGCCACATTTATAACTCAACCAGCTTATGCTGTAGCAACT